CACCTTTTCTAGCTCTGTCACTGTGCGCCCCTTTCCGTAGAGAGCGTACTGCTCTTCTAGAGAGCGCTTACCCTGAATGACTGCAAAGTCCACAGAAGTCAGGCTGATAGCACGTATTGTCACAAGGCGCAGGTCCGCGTGTACGCCTTCCAGGTGGCTGAGGCTTCGTTGACTTAGACTGAACATATTACTCCTTAATGATTCAGCGATTTTGGACTCCGTACATTGGAGCGGTGACCCAGCCCCATACCTCCCCGTACGGGTATGGCCCCCCTTCGCACCTACCCTCCAGTCCTAGGCTCTGTGCGTGTGCGTAGCTCCTTGGCGCTCTGCGTCCAGTGCGCTGCGCTCATTCCGCATGGTCATCGTGCTGTGCGTCCGTGTGCTCGGTTCTAAGTCCATGTCGCTGTGTGTCGCTGTGCGTCACATGGCCGTAGTATAGGCCAGCGCCCAGCGCTCGGTACTCAGTGCTCCGGGCTTCGGTTATCGTGGGTAAAAAGGGCATATAAACCAACGGGTTACGCGATAGCTAAACGTATGCGAAACAAGGGAGTTGGCGTAAAGGGCTTATAAAACAACGGGTTACGGTGCTGAGTGGACTGTGTTTCGGTGTTTAGTATATTTTTAACTAAGTGTAGGTTTTTAATATTGAAAAGAGAATGAGAAGAGTATGGAAAAGAGGAAAGAGAAGTAAGTGTAAGTACTTATAAGGGTTTTGCAAAAACCATAAAATAGCTAAACACCGAAACAAGACCCCTAGCACCCGCGCCACGCCTAGCGATGCGCGATGGCTCTGCGTCGCATACGTTTAGCTATCGCGTAACCCGTTGGTTTATAACGAAATAATGTGAAACAAACGCCCGTTGGGTTTTTACCTATAGGCTATTGTTTATAAAGGGCTTTTTACACTGCCGGCGGAACTTGTTTAGCATAACGGTTTGTTAACAACTAAGCCCTTGTTTTATAAGCAAAATATCGACCCGAGAACCAGTTAAATGTGCGCGATATAAACATGTGTAAAACCAAGCACTTAGCTAAAATCGACCACATTAGCTGGCACTAATATACGCCGAATTACTGTACCGTCCGGTATAGCAACCCGAAAACCATTACTGTACCGGACGGTACACTAATGCCCAAAACTCGCCTAAATCCCCCAAAACGCCCCCCATTCCCGCCCTACCCGAGGGCAAACCGAAACCGCGAACCTTAACCAATGCTGTATAATGGCCCCATGCACACGCTCGCCCACCTACAGCTACAGTACGACCGCCAGTGCCAGCGGCACGGGCCAGCACTGGCCGCTATCGGCCATGCGCAGCGTATCGTCATGCTGTTACAGGCTGGCGAGCGACTACCGAGCGCAGCACTGCGCACTGCGCAAGTGCGCCTAGCCGCTGCCAGTGCCAGTGCCAGTGCCGCCTACTCGCCCGCGCAGCATGTGCTGGCCGCTACGTTGGCCGCTACGTTGGCCGCTACGTTGGCCGCTACGTTGGCCGCTACATTGGCTACTAGCGAGCCGCTACCCAAGGCCCAGCACGATACAGCACTGGCCTATGCCCAAGCCCGCTGGTTGCGCGAACGGCATAGGCGCAACAAGCGAACGGCATAGGCGCCTATGCCGTTCGCGCACGAAATAGCAAATGGCCCATAAAAAGCCCGCAACATGTGCGGGCTTGGTTCGGGCTTGGTTCGGGCTTGGTTCGGGCTGACTACAGGCCGAGCAACAACAACGTAGGCAATAGGGCGAGCAACACTACGCACCACGCGCGGGCGTTGCGCTCGGCGTTGTCGCTGGCGCGCTGGCGCATGGCGTACAGCTCGCGTACGGCTTGCTGCCGAGGCTGTAGCTGTGCGGCCTGCTGCATCGAGAGATGGGCCACATAGGCCGAGCGGGATGGCTTGTCGCTGCGCATGACGGTGTCCTTGCGGTAGTGCCGAATTGGCACACTGACAGCATACTACCGTACGCGAGTGGTTACAAGCGAGTCCTGCTTAAAAATCCGCAGTTCTATAACCTCGCTGGCACAATTCTTGCATAGCAAGTGGCCCATAAAAAAGCCCGCGACTAGTCGCGGGCATAGTTGTGCTGGGCTTCGGGCTTCGGACTTCGGACTTAGTCGATAGCAATAAGCCCCTTCTCGACAAACGGCGCAAAATTGCTGGCGTTAAACGCAACCGTCTCGCCCTTGCTGTTTTCATATTCAACCCCAAGCACGTCGTCCGTGGTTTTTGCCTTGGACACCATCGCCCAACGTGTCGCACGACCCCCACGCAGGGTCGGCACATCAGCGGCCTTTACGAGTATGCGGATCTTGCGGCCCGCATACCGCTGTACTGCGGCTCGCTGTTTGGTTGGCTTGGTTGGCTTCGTGACCTTGACTTGCTCGGTCGCGGCTTGCTTGCTGCCCCGAACCAGCTTCGTGACCTTGGCTTGCTCGGTCGGTGCTTGCTTGGTCGGTGCGGCTTGCTTCGAGATTTTCGACTTGGTGGCCATGTTGGTAGACCTAGGTAAGCTGGCGAGCTGCCAGCAAGACCTAGCCTACGCCAATACCTACCGCTGCGCAACTAGCTACGGGCGGACCGTTTAACTGCGGTTAATAATTCCGGTGACCATACAAGAGCGCGGGCGCGCTCGCGTAGCAAGAATCGTGCCAGCAATTCCAAGCAAGAATCGTGCCAGCAATTCCAAGCAAGAATCGTGCCAGCAATTCCAAGCAAGAATCGTGCCAGCAATTCCAAGCAAGAATCGTGCCAGCAATTCCAAGCAA